AAGTGGTTCTCCGTTTTCATTCTCAAGTCGTATATAAATGTCAGTTGAAAATCCTTTATCACCATAACTACCTAATCCAAGTGATTCAACATCAGATTTGGTATCCCAAGATGCTGCGGTGATTTTATGACCTGGATATTGTTTTTCTACTTTTTTAAGTATTGCTTTTCTGTTGTTTGTAGCAGCCTTTAACCAAGTTTGATTTACAATTCGGGTACCATCTTTTTTCAATTCTGGATTCTGTGATGTTAATGCTTTTATATGTTCCGATACTGCTGATTGCATTTCATTCCACTCATCATCACTCATTGTACACGCCATCATCGTCATCAACTCACCAGCTTGAGCTGGCAGTTTACCAGCTCCACCTGGAAAATTTGAAAAGTGAGAAATCTTTTTTGCTGCTCCGACGTGTTGTGTATTCATCATTCTCTCAAACAATTTCAAATATTTTTTAGGAAATTTTGGATTGTTAGCAATACTTTCTGGTATTTTAAATGGTGGTGGTGGAATCGGATTTGCAAACTTTTTATTTTTTTCAGCAAATTCTTCATCATTTGGGTCTAAATCTTTTTCAAATTCTTCAGTTTCCAATGGATTTTCCGAACTTAAAGTTTTATCCTTTCCGTTTACAATTCGTTTTTTAGGTTCTGTTTCGGTTGGTTCTGATTCCGGTCCGAATACACTTGCACCGCCACCAGTACCGAATACGTTTGTACCTTTAACTGGCTCTTCTTCATCGGAAGATGGAAGTTTGCCACCACTTTTTTCTGTTGCCTGTTTTATTTCGGCAGGTGTTGGTTTATCGTGTTTGTCTGGGTCCATCTTCTGAACTGTGTAGATATTACCAGATTTTTTACTCTTTACAATATCTTCTTCTTTAAGAACACGTTTTGGTTTTGGAGTATTTTCTACGATGTATTTGAATACAACGGATGCTCTATCCACCAATTGTTGTGCAGATGGAATATCTCTTTCTCTTAAAAGTTTTACCAATAATTGTTTATGTGATTCTTTTGTTAAATCAGGAATCCCTACGTGAAATTTTAATTCGTCTAGTATTTCATCAAAATCTGGATACATATCTTATCTGTGTTTCTGTATATGTTATAAATATATAAATTATCCTAAATGAACCAAATTGTTATAATTGGTACCTTCATCAATTCGAACGGGAAACCCACCTTTTTCCATAATAGTCGGCAGGAGTTTTAAAATCTCATCCCTTTCCGATGGATGTGTATCGATGAGAAACGCATCATAGGTATATAGAATCAATTTCGATTTCATCCCACTTATTTCGGTTAGGATATCACTCATCTTTTTATAGTTCACTTCCGTTTCAAGGGCTTGTAAGAGATAATTAAATACCTTTTGTTCAGTCCCTCCTTCTATTTTAGTGAAGTGAATTTCCCTTCCATATAGGGGTGTTTTCAGAACTCCGGAGATTACGAACTTTTGGTAAACCTCTTTGATGTATTTATCAACGGTTTGAAAAAACGGTATTCCTTTTGCAAAAGAATCCAACCCCCCATAGAGGTACTTAAAGGTTAGAGCTTTGGCGGTTTCATAATCCGTTCCATATAGATTGGCAAGGTGTTGGTGAGCAGTTTCTCCTTTTGGGAACTCATACCCTACGATTTTCGCAATCAACCGAATGTGATACGATTCATAATCAAATTGCAAGAGAGTACCCCCATCAAAACGACTAACAAAACAATCCCTACTCCCATCGGATTTATTAAGAGCAGAGTAATTAACATTAAGGTGTCTATTGGATGGACGACCCGTAGTTGTGTATGGATTGTATTTGGTATACACCCTACCATCGTATATGTGCTTGGGAGAGAAGCTAAATCTATCAATAAATTTTTCCTCTTCGACTTTCACCCCAGCCCCCTCCAGCCTCCCTAACTCTCTTATGGAATCTGAATAGATACGATACCAACTCTTTCTGTTTTTTATATCAGGGATTGATTGTAAGAGTTCGTACCACTTCATCAGAGGGATACAGTCATTCAACTCGTTATAATCGGACCTATACCCCTTAAAAAGAGTTTCAGCAAAGTCATTAAATATGAAAGGTTTTCCGAACTCTTCGAAATAAACCCACTCATAATCTAACCCAACCGATTGTATATACCGATTCCCTAAAACAAGAGTGTTTTCATTACAAAGTTTGTGTACTGGTAAATTCGGTAAAGTAGAAGCATCAACATGATTGAAATTTATGATACCATCATCCGTTTCTGTTCGGTAATATACGAATGATAGATGTGTTCCCCACTCATGTGCTTTATGTGAACTCCATATAGGAATTAGTAATCTAATGTCTGGATTAGATTGGACAAAAAAATGTAGGGTATCTCTGTTTTCTATTAAGTTCATACCCTACAAATGTAATAAATTATTTTCTAATTTCCAATTATTCTCCCCAATGTTTTTTGCGAAGTTCGTACATATCAATTGGCTCTCGTTTCATTTGATTTCCAGGATTGAAGTAAGCACCTTCTTTTAAGTAAGAAGTTAAGAAATTTCTTCGCATTCTACCTGTGGTATCTCTGTTTGGTTCTGAACCATGTACAACATGAGAATGTAATAAAACTGCTTGTCCTTTTCTAGCACATCCTTCAATTTTTTTAAAATCGTGTCCTTCAGGCATTACACAACTTTTACCTCTTTCACTTCTCCAATTACCAGTATTAGTTGCCTTTCTTTCCTCATTATCTTCGATAGGTAAAACAGGTAATCTGTGAGAACCTTCGTAATTCCACACTGCTCCGTTTTGTGGGTCGTGATTATCTAACGCAATTGCCACATTTATAATTTCGTTGTGACCACATCCTGTGTAGAATCCGTTTTGATGCATATCTCTACCCAATTCTCCTTTTTGTTTGAAATACGCCCAAGTTTGCATTCCAACAACATTACCTTCCATAAGAAATTCGGATGCCTCAATCAATTTTGGATGAGCGAATAACTTTTCTAATTTTGATGAAAGTTTGTGTGGATACATAAATGGTTCGTATTCCTGCCATTTTTCAGGTTCTGCTGCGTTTCTTTCTAGTCTTAAACGATTTAATTCTTCGTTTATTTCATCTACTTCGGCATCGGTTAATAATTCAATTGTAGTAAATCCTCTATATCTCCAATCGAATGAAAGTTGTTGTTGTTCTTCAACAGTTAAATGTTTGTATTTGCTCATAACTTTTAATTTGTTCTTTAGGTAAATATAATATAAAAATTTTTTATTTCCAAGTTCTTGAAATGATTTTATTATTTGTAAAATTGTGTAACATTTGGTAAATATAATCCTATATTTTTTAATTTATTAGATGCAATAAATATAGATGTTTTATTTGAATCAATAACTCCCTTATCGGTAACATCACCTTTTTCATTATAAACTACATTTAAGGGTCCTGATATTCTCCATCTAACAATCTCAACATTCCAATTTGGATTTTCATTTAATTTTTGAAATGTATTTAACGAAATTTCATACACAAATCCGTTTACATCGTTTGCTTTTTGAGCAAAATATCTATTTATACTTCCAATCGAATAATCATCTTCGGTTGGTGAAGGCACAATGGTACTCGGAGTGGATAGTGAATAAAATGTTTTATTTTTAATTAAATCCTTATACATATTATTTTTTAATTTCAATTCTATAGCCAGCTACAATTGTAGTTTTCCAACCATTTTCATCTAATCCATGCTTTACATTCGTAATCTGAAAATATCCGTTTCTATTATACATTTCTGGAACCCCATCTATATGAAAGTACTCTCCAGCACTTAATCCAGCAATCCCATCGATTGCTAAAGTTATTTCTAAAAATGTTAAAGCAGTAGTTCCTTTTTGTTGTTTTGATATTTTAGACTGTATTAAACCTGGATCGGTATAAATTAAATTATTAGCAGAAGATGTACTTCCTTTGGTTGATTTAAATTTAACAAAATTTTGACTTAAAACTTCATTCATATTTTGTTTTTCTTTTTGTCCATCACCCTCTTTTCCAGTTGTACCTACATTAAGTTTTTCTGATATTTGTTTATTCCATAGTTCTGCTTCATGAGCTAACTTAATTTCAAGTGCGTTTATTGAATAATATCCATCTGCGTTTGGTGTTCTGTAATCATTAGCTTGTTTATACGCTTTACTTGCATTTGTTTCTGTAGATGCACTTACATCATTTTTAACATTATCAATAATAAGTTGTTGAGAATATAATGCCTGTGATTGAGCTAATGCATCCAATTCCATATCAAATGAAAATTCTTTTACAATAGAACCTAGTGTACCTATTTTAAATCTATATATTGGTTCGGCTTCTTGTAAAGTAGCTGTTTGTAATTTTTTATCTATTATAGTATTAGTTGATGAAGACGATGGAACATCTTCAGGTTTTCCTAGTTCCAAATTACATAAACCAAACATATGTTCATTAATCAACCCCAATAAACTATTCACAATATCCGCTTGAGAGTATGCTTCCGAATAGAGCTTTACAAATGTATCCCATTTAAAAAATACATTTAATAAATTTCCACTACTAGATGCTACTAAATATGGCTGTTTTACCTCATCTATTTTACTATTTAATTCTATATTAGTATTTTTTTCATTTGAAATATTAAAACTATACCCATTTATGGGTGCATTTATGGGTTTATCTATGTTGACTACTATTTTATCTTTTTCATCAGTACCAGTTCCTACTTCTATAGATGGTAATTGTCCTGGTAATATAAAATCTGTTGTGGTTGATATGATATATGGTGACGAATTTATTGGTATAATATCTTCACCACCTAATGTATATGCAACTATTAAATTCTTTTCAGATTCTTTATATACCGATAATTTACTTATTATCTTCATTATCAGTCTAAACGATATGTAAGCATCTTTACTAAATTTAGAGTCTTCTTGCTTTTCATTTATAACCCCCCAATTGAAAAATTCGTTTTTATCATCTTTTTCAGTTATTTCTTTTGCAAGAGGTTCTTCATTCATATCCGCTGCAATTTTATTTACCCAAGACTGAAATCCAGTTACTGCTGCATCATTTGAACTCTTTTTTCCTTTAGCATTTTCTTTTGCTTGTTTTACAGGCATCCACAATTGTAATTCGTTTCCTGCCGATACTTCTAACATTATATCGTATGTACCATCTTCCTGTGGGCTGAATGTGTAATTAGTAACCATTCCCGCCATATAATCATAATCATAGTTGGTATCACTTATGGTTTGTAAATACGCAGCTTTTGCTTTTAAATACGCATTTTCTTTATGAGAAAATATTCTAATATACTCATTAACGTAATCTGTAAATTTCTTTTGTGCAAATAATTTAGAACCTATTGTGTATTTATTTGAATTATTTATAATATCGGAATTACTGCCCCACTCTATTACAACTTTAATAGCAGGTCTTAAAAAAAATAATTCAAACATTTCCAATTGCTTTAAACTAAATACTTTTATTTGCAATTGAGCAGTTTTTAATGTATTATTGTTACCATCAGTATCTAACTCCATTGATGTTATAATTGGAGTAGATAATCTTCTATTTTTTTCTCCTGGAACTTCTATTGGTTTACCATTTAAATCGTATCCAATAATTGTGTTTCCAGTTTGGTATAATTTTTTTACATCAGTAGTATTTGTAACTACACATCCTAAAAATGCACGATAATAGTTTTCATTTTTTACTATTTGTTCAAAAGGAATTCCCGTATTCGTAACTACAGTAGCCGAACTCAACATGATAAAAGGCATTTTAGAATTTGAATAACGAATATTCCCTTCTCTTTCTTTTAATTTTTTTACTATACCCGGTTTTAAAGGGGCTAAAAATGGAAATCCCATAACTTTATTTGTTTATTTTTTCCAAATCATTTAATATGATAGATATATTACCTGGAATTCTCAATTGAGTTCCTGGATTGATAAAAAAGGAAGCATCATTTAAATTATTTGCAACCGCTATTATCCACCATAGTGATTTATCTCCAAAATATTTAGAAGCAAGTATATCCAATCTATCAGCCGCTTCTGCGATAATATAAAAATCATTATCGGATGGTTTTATTTTAGGATAGATAGTACTACTTATATACTGTCGTTTAGTATCTTTAGTTGATAAGGTTTTGGAATACAAATATCTACTTGCCATTATTATTTTTTTGTTTCATTTATAATAAATTTATTACTATCGCCTTGTTTGAAATGGATTAATTGTGGGAGCTTTTATATTTGTCATAATAGGTTTAGGATTAATAGCTTTTGGTACACCTGGACCTAGTTTTTCTTCTTCAATAGTTTTGTCATCTCTCCCGTCAAAATTATATTTGTATTTAGTAATGCCACCTTTTGTAGTTTCGGTTTTATGATTCTCTATAATTTTCATACCAATTTGTACGTCTATTACAGATGGATATAATGTATAATCTCCCGAACCGTTACCATTGGGGTCACCACTAGGCCATACGGTATTATCATCTATTTCAAATGATAAACTTTCCATATATCCGTAAATGTTTTTATACATGTCACCAATTGTTAAATAAAATAAATTTGGAGAAAACGCATATTGTGATGTTTCATTAAAATTTCCGTATTTCATTTCAGAAATTTCTTCATATGGAAATGCCAATGATTTAAGATAATTCACCTTTTTTATCATTACATCCTTTTCTCTAACGGTTGTGTAGTATAATTTTAAAGTAAATTGTAAAGTACGTTCTACTCCTAAATATCTATTCACTTTAAATGGTGAACCTAAATATCTGAAATTTGTCCATTCTGGACTTACATTTTCAGATAATCCTGTTACGGCACCCGCAAATGGAACTACTGATTTATTTCCTTCTTTTTTAAATAATACCCAAACTTGATTTACACCTCTATATTTTGTTATATCATCTTCTAAATCCTGTGTATTATTGTATACTTCCTTTTCGTTGATAGAATTATTTGCGCCATCCCATCCACCTTTAGAAAACCCAGCTCTTACTTCAGTCTTAATGTCTATTGAAAATAAATCAGGATTCTTTTTGTGTTCAGTAATATTATCGTAAATTTGTTTATACTCTGAAAACTTTTTTTCGTTAGACATTGGTTTACCTCCAACTTGAGTTCTACCAAATTTAGGAGCAAACCCATCTGGATCTCCATTTGAATTTTTTAACGCACTTGCTAATTTTTTTAAATCTTTTGCCGAACCAAATTTGTTTAATCCTTGTTGTACTACTAAAGCTGCTGCGGATGCAGGGGATTGTCCATCCAATAATCTCTTAATTATTGAATTGGGTGCAGGTGTATCTTTTACAAAATATGTAGTTTTTGGGTCAACTGCATTTCTTAATTGAGCTTGCGTTAATGCAATGAGTGTTATTGGCTTCGAAAATGGAGTTTCATTTTTAAATATAGTATCATCGGGTCTGTTCGCAAATCCACCTAATGCACCACCAATCTGATTTCCAACTCCATCTGCTACTTTACTTGGAGATGATGCTAATAATGCAGCACTACGGGCTACATCAACGAACCCTTTACTTTCAATTCGGATTTCTCCTAATTTTCCGTAAAGTTCTTTCTTTTGTGATTTAAAAAGGTCTTTAAGTTGTGCCATCTATAGTTCTACATTTACTATAAATATCTGTAATGTAAATTTATAGGAATTATTAAGCTCTAGCCATTCCGTAGGCCTTGTTACTATTATCCAATAGTTTTTTGTTAAGAACTTTACCATCCAATGATATAGTTCTAGTACCTGCGGTGTTGTAAACTATTTCTTCCAATAATATAGCACTAGCTCCAAGTAATGCTACCATTTTGTTTTGTACATCTCCACTATACCCCATCTCTGTAGCCATTGAGGCTTGGTATTTAGCAGTTTCTTCTGCTGCTGCAGTAGCTTGAGCGGTTGTCGCTACTACTTCCTGTTGTGCTTTTGCAGCCTCATTTGCTTTAATTTCTGCTGCTACCGATGCTTTCGTAACTTCTTTGTAATCTCCTTTTTGACCCATTGCAGAGGCAAATTCTCCACTAATGTCTTTTTTTTCCATTTTCTCTATTCCTAAAGTACTTGCTACAGATTCTGGCAAATAATCCACTATACCATTCCACATTGTTACAAAACCATTATAAATTGATTCAAAAAGAGATACCATTGGTCCTAATACCGTATAGATATAGTCTAAAAATCCTTGCTTAACAGTTTGCCATGCTCCTGCGAAATCACCACTTAATAATTGACCAAATGCACCAATAATATCAAATAGAAATCCGAATGCACCAATTAACACTTGAAATGGTTGCATAAAAATTGTTCCAACATATTCTGCTAGAAATGAGAATACACTACCTAACCCCTCTTCAAAACCAAGACCAACCAAAAATTGATTAATTCCGTCTATAACAGGTTTAAATTTCTCTCCGATAGCATCAAATTTACCCATCATACCTTCCCATGCCGCTCCAAATTTTGCGGCAACTCCTGGTGCATTTTCGTTTATCCATCCACCTAACGAGTCTCCTAAAAATCCACCTACCATCATACCCAACGGTCCACCAAATGCTGCACCCAATGCTGCACCACTTGCTGCTAATCCACCTTGAAGAAGTCCAGCACCAACTGATTCACCCGTTGCCTGGTCACCGGTGATTCCTCGAGCTTCAACTTCCTCTTTTTTATTCATAAACGCCAATCCACCACTAATTATACCTCCAAGTGCCGAACCACCTGCGATTGCCGTTCCGGACATTGGACCTGTTAATGTTTTCATAATACCACCAGCTGCACCAGCTCCTCCACCTCCACCACCTGTAAACATTTTAAGTATATTAGGTGCAAAATTAGCAAGCGCCCCACCAATTCCTGCAGCTATGGCTCCTCCTAAATTTTCTGAAAACATGCGCTCTATATCTAATTTTGCCGAATCGGCTAGATATTGTCTATATGCTGCAGAATTCTGAAAAGCAGCTGTTTTTATTGTATTTAGAGCAGCATCTGCAACTGCTTTTTGTCCCGCAATCATCGCTTCTTGAGTTGCCAATGCAGATGCTGCACTTTGTTTCATTGTTAAATAGGCATCATTTGCTGCTTTGGAACTTTTTTCTTCCAATTTACCTACTTTTCCAATATCTGCATCTTCTTGATAACCAGGTGTTGCTATTTTTTGCAATGTGTTCAAATCCATTCCACCTAAAGCGGATTGTAATTGTTGTTGTTGGAACATATTCATTTGGGAAGGGTCCAATCCTTGAGCTTGTAATGCCTTTAATGCACCTTCTTGGTCACCACTTGCAAATTTAGCTCTAACTTCTGAAAGGTCCACATTCTTACCTAACATTGCTGATAAACTCATTTCGGCTTTGATACTATCTTTATAGTTCAATACCATATCTTGTCCAGCTTTAGCTACTTCATTGAAACTAACACCTAATGATTTTGCATAAACTACTTGTCTAGCCAACGCGTTACCACTTTGTATTTGATAACTTAATGCCATTTCAGATGCAGATGCAACTTCATTCATTATATCACCAACATTTAAGCCAGCTTGTTCTGCCATTGCTGCCGTACCTTCTGCCATATTTAATGCGCTGCTAGCAGAAACTCCATCCAATAATTTAAATGCTTGTTGTACATTTGCAATATTATCCACCGATAAACCACTTCTTTCCGCAAATATAGCCATGTCAGCAGCTAATTTTGGAGAACCATTACCCGCTTTAGATGCCGCTGCCGTAGCGTTTGCTATCGTTTCGGCTGATATACCTGCTAATTGTAATTGAGATGCAGCATATCCTACACTACCCAATCCTTTACCAAATAATGCGGTTTTTGATGCTGCGTTAAATTGCGCAGCCATGCTTTGTAATTGGAAACCGAAATCTGAAGCTGACTGTTGTGCTGCAAATGCCAAATCGTTTTGTGCACTTGCTACATCTCTAGCTCCGTCAATTTGAGTTTGTTTTACATCATTTGCTGCTTTAACACTAGCTTTGGTTCCAGCTCCAAAATAATCATATGCTAATTTTCCAGCAGCTGCTCCTAATGCAACTAATGCTGCTTTACCTAACTTACCCGTATTAACAATATCCCCAAGAGCATCACTAAATTCTCTAGCCAATGGAATACCACTACTTCCTAATTGGTCTACTGCCATATTCATATTATCAAGAGCAGCACTACTTCTTTGTGCAGCCTGATTGAAGGATTCTACTTCTTGCCTACCTCTTGTAAATACTTCCACCAAATCTCGACCCGCTTGAGTACTGGTATCTATTGCAGATACCAGGCTATCAAATGTTTCAACAGATTGTCTTACTATATCATTATATTCTTGTTGTGTTATTCTACCATTTTGTAAATTACTAGCTGCAGCTGCTATTGAGGTATTCATATTAGCATATGCTTTACCTGCTGCATCAATATGGCCTAATTGTCTATCATCAAATTCACTCGCTTCAACTATAGCTGCTACACTTGATAATTTAGTTTTTGTGCTATCTAATAAAGTATTAAATGTGTTTTGTAATTCTCGATTGTTTTGGAGTGTGTTTCCAATACTAGCCATTGTATCATCTATGGCATCAAAATTTGTTAAACTCTCCTTTGTTTTATTTTTAATAGAATTTAAAATAGCCAACTGACGACGGTTCGCTTCGAGAATGGTTTCGTGCTGCGCTATTCTATTTTCTAAATTTTGTCTTTCTTCTCCAGACGCAGTAGCAGCAGCTCTATTCATCTCGAGAATACGAGCATTAACGAGTTCTATTTCTCGGAGTAAATCTAATCTTTCCTGGCTTATATTAGACATTTAGTATATAAATTACTTTATACCGTATTTTTTTTGAAAATCGTCAAGATGTTTAGTATCTCCACCATACTTCTGCATCATTTGTCTCTGAAAGGCAATATCTTTAGAAAGTTTATCATCGTAATCTGTCCAAATATCCGCAAGTTCTGGACTCTTACTTCTTAATGAAGATAGCCATTCGCTTTCTTTTCCATCGGATTTAGCTCTAAAAAAACTTTTGAAAAACCCCATTAAGCCAGCTTCTGTTATTTTTATTTTCTTACGCATGATAATTCTATTATTTATTCTTATATAAATATCATCTTCTTCTTATTTTAGAAGAATTATTTGATTGAGATTTACTTGTAGCTTTATTCATTGCTTCATTTTCATGTTCTTTTGCTTTAAGTAACTCTCTCCAATAGAACTCCCGTAATTTAATGGGCATAAAATATACATCATGCCAATTGAATCCACCATTGGCATAGTACACCATCTGAAAAAGTTTTTGATGGAGAATAACCGAATAATTACTCGGAAGGGTAAAAAAAGTCAACCCCAAACGGGATTCGAAGAACCTCCTTTTCTCCGGTAAAAGGTGATTCGTATTCGAATTTTAAATCCAAATCTGGACTCATTCTCCCAATTTCTTTTCTTAAAGATTTGGAATCTCCTGCTAATAATCTATTTGATACGAAATTACTAATGTATCCTATATCTCTGTTACCATCTACTTCTGTAATAATTCTTCTGTATCTCGATGTGATTTCATTACTTGATTTTGTAGTTTTTTGTAAAGCTTCTGTATCTTTATTTATTGCAAGTTCATCACCATGAGTTAATAATCTAAACTTTATAGGAGTTTTAGAATTAGGTAAAGTATAATCGTATTCATTTTTTCTGTTTAGTAAACTTTCATCAATTTCTTTAGTTTGAATTTTTAATAAGTCCACTACTACCTTTACAGGCTGATTTTCATTAGGGTCATTAATTGTAACTTCATATTCAGGACCAAACGCTAACACTCTGGATGAAATCAAAATAGCGTTTTTATCACCTATTAATAAATCAGTTACATTTACTCCTGGCTCAACTACTACTGATTCTAAAAGTTTATCTAAATGTATTCCTTTTTTCACCAAATTAGCCGAAGTAAGGATGTCCTCTTCTTTTGCAGTCATTAATTTGATGGTGATTTCTCCTTTAGATAGTGGAGATGATTCAGGATAACATAATCCTTTAGATGGTAAACTAATAACCTCCGTTGGGAATGGATAATTTCTTTGTTCATAGGAAGGCGTTGCACCTAATCCTCTAGTAACCTGTTGTTCTACGTTTTGTTGTTCCATAATGATAATAACATATTGTTTAATTATAAGTATATATAAAACAAAAAAATGGGATGTATTTCTACATCCCATATTAAATTATTCAAAAATATTATTTTAATTATATTCCAACTCCCTGCGTTGGAACAATTCGGCTTTAGCCCTCTCATACATTTCCCAATCAATCAAACCCATCTCACACCAATCGATGTTCAACTCCATCGAACTAACTCCCAAGTGGATAGCTCTACCCTCAACGAAGTTACAATACTCAATTACACTCATACCTCTCACATCTAAAAGTTCCATATGTTATTTATTTTAAAGTTTAGTATTCGATTAAGGAAATTGGAACGATAAACACACCACCACTTTTTACACTTAATGTAGCTTTGGTTCGGTTAATCTTATTAACAGATAACTCTTTACCACGCAACTTGGGGTGATTTACTGTAACATTCATACCAACTCTCAATCCTACTTTGTTTTCTAACGATTGGATGGTACGTTTTTGCTTAATCAAATCAACTACTAATTTGTTGATGTTACGCAATTCCTCAACTGATAATTTTGATAATTCTGAATAGTTCATTTTTAAGGGGTTTAAGTTTAACTCTTATTACATAGTAAAGGTAAGTAATTCTGCTATAAAAGTCAAGTCTTTTTTCAATTATTTTTCAAATTTATAATCATTCTAAATAAGACATAAAAAAAGAGGATAGAAAATCTATCCCCTTTTAAAAATTACTATTTTAAAGTTTACAATTAAAGATTAGTATTCAAGAATTGCGTAATCATAAGTTAAAGTTAATTCAATTGATAATGGGTCATTTGATGCCCAATCTAATTCTCCAAAGTTTGCTGAAGTGATAAATGCTCCTTTAAGAGTCCATTGTTCTACTTTATCACCAACTGGTCCTAATAAGAAGAAGTTAATATCTTTCTTATAGAATGCTGCGTATCCATCTCTACCTGTTAGGGATTCATGTGAACTTCGTATCCACTCCATTACTTGCTGTGCTCCAGATGGAACAATTGGGTCGTAAAGTGTTATGCTAATATCATCCCAAGTTGATTTACCTTTAATCTTTCTTTTTACGTTGATATGGTCTAATTCAACTATTTCTGAAGTAAAAGTTGGTCTACTTGCAGTTTTGATGATGTATGATTCAATACCATTGATTTCCATAATAAATCTATTCCCCAATTTGGGTTCAAAATTTCTGTAGAACATCTTGTCAAACTCTAATATTTCTGGCATCTTTTTTTTATTTAATTGTTTCTAATATAAATATCTAATTTCTAAATTATCCGTTAAAACTTGCTCCAGTTGGTAAGATATTGAAATCAATTTGAATGAATTCAGCAGTTTTAGTTGGTTGTAAGAATATAGCTCCTGCTAATATGTTTCTATCAATCACATCAGGTGTGTTGTTAGTATCATCCATTACTACTCTAAATGCGTAAAGTCCTTGTCTCTGTTGAATACTATCCAAATATGGATTAACAATGTTAAGGAATCTGTTTCTAGTTTCAGAAGTATTTTGTTCGAATACTAAATATCTAGATGTAGATGCGATATACTTTCTAACAGTCAACAACAATCTTCTTACATTGATTCTATCCAATGCAGATGGTCTATCTTGCAATGTCTTCTGTCCGAATACTACGATACCTTGTCCAGGGAATTGAACGATTGGGTTTACTTTGTTTTCGTATAATGAATCTTTCTCTGATTGAGTTAAACGATTTTGAACACTTACTGCTCCAATTAACCCACCTCTATTCAAACCTGCTGGTGCAAACCATTCAGCTGCTACTCTATCGTTAGCCGCAAATACGCCAGGTAATAATACTGATGGTGGTACTGCGATTAGTTTGTTAGTGTTAACATCGATTGTTTTAACCCAAGGGTAGTAAGTTGCTACCATATTTGAATCAATTGATTGTGCTTCTGTATTTGCTTGTCCAATTGAATCACCATATGCGGTTGTATCTAAAATGTAGAAACAATCATTTCGTTGCTCAACCATATCCAATACTGAAGTTGCTACTGAAGAGTGTAATCGTTTGATAACACCTGGTGTTACAACCATATTGATGTCAAATTCATCTACATTTGATAATGCCGCGATGTGTTTAGCGTATGCTGCTGAACCACTAGCACTTACTGTTGATAAATCAAATCCTTGTGAATTTCCTGCTAAAATATCTGCTCCAGTCAATATCGGAGTTGCTGGGTTCATACCATCAAATCCTTCTTGGAATCCTACAACAAACTGTGCAGCTGAAGAACCTACTGATAATGCACCACCATTTGCGGCATCTAATCCAAATACGGAGTTAGAACCTACACCTGCACCTACAGGAATTGGCTTTAAGTAAATTGAGTTATCAGTATTACCATCCAAATCAATACCACCATATTGTGTTGCCGATGCGGTTACAAATGTTACTGCCGGAATCAATGCTCCAACTCCTGCTGATGCGGAAATTGGTAAAGTATATGCTGCGTGTCCGAACGGTACTGCTTGTACAGGAGCCGATGTATTTAAGTTGGCAATTCTAATATATTTTGAATTGTTTACCCAATCTCCAGATTCGGTTATTTTACCTTCGGAATTGATTAATAATTTTCTATCACCAATTAC